GTCACTGACGGCTGTATCCTATTCTGCGAAGATGTTTCATCTTCTTCAGAGCTTAAAGTTCGAGATGAGGCAGGCAACGTAACTACGCTCTCCCCTCACAATTTTAGCCTGATACCAGAAGGGGCAAGTGAAGAGATGGCGTGGTCGTATTATTCTGAGAAGAATGGAAAGAAGATTAACGTTGACATGCTCCGCCTGGCGCGTCTCGTTGAACAAATTTCAGGCGAACAAATTATATTCGAAGAGGGTTAATTATGTCATCTCATTCTTGTACAATCACATCATTCCAAATTAACCTCGCTGGAGCGTATGACGCGGACAGCAACTTTGTCGTATCTCAAAACGATATTCGTGCGCGATACGTATCCAACGCGGATTCACGCTTCAGCGGCGGCGCTGGTCTCCAATTGCCAAAGCTTGACGATGAAGGCCAGGTCGTTGTCGCTCAAGTTCAACTCACCGCCGAGCAAGTCACAGCAATTCAGAACGTTCTCGAAGCTGCGATGACTGCGACCCAGTACCACGGTTGCGACTTCGGGCCTGCTCCACAGCCGCCAGCGGCTGAGTAAGTCTCAAAGATGGAAGAGACGCTTGCTAGCGGTGGTATCACCGGCGTTCTGACTATGAGCTTGCTCTGGGCGATGCGCGTTTATGAGACGCGCAAAGCCAAAGCCAATGGCGGCACCGTGTACGATAACGTCAAAAGCACGGGCAACCGCATTGCGGTGGTAGAAGAGAAAATCAATCGGATGGAGTCAGATATTAGCGAAATGCGAGACAAGATGGCTAGGACGCATCGAGACCTATGCTCGTTTCGGGAAGATTTTAGAGGATACATTGCATTTCAGAAAGGGATGGAACATGCCAAGCGTAGTAAACAAGACTAATGGCTTTAAATCGTCAGAGTTCTGGCTCAACCTGGTGGGCATGATTGCCGGTATCATCATCGCAACGCTTGAGCAGTCGCAGGGTGATAATCAGTGGCTCACGCTCGCTGGTGGCGTCCTTAGTGCCGTTTGCGGTGCTTCCTATGCCAATAGTCGCGCTAAGATTAAGTCGTCTCTCATGGGCGCAGAGGCGGTGGCTGAAGCGGGAAAGCAGCAGGCCAGTTCGTCGGAAAGCTAAACGATGCACTGGCAGCAGTTCCGAAGGCTCCTGGTGGTCACGTCAGGCTTGGGCTCAGCGCTGGGCCTGATGGCGTTCGGGGCGTTCTTGACAGTGCTGCAAGAATCAATGATGCGGTCTCGCTCATCGCGCAAGGCTCCATCGCGAGCCCAAGCGACTGGACCGCTCTGGCCGGAGTGAGAGTTCAATGGTGATCTTTGACCGCATAACCGAGTGCGACGACGGCAAACCGCGCGAGCGGGAGCTTGTGAAGCTCAAGAAGGTCATCGTTCACAAGATAGGCGCAGAGCTAGGCAGCACCGGCGTCGAGATTGCTCGAGCTTTCAGAGACACCAGCAAGTACGCGGCGGGCTCATATACGGGCGGTCAGATGCCTTACACGTTCATCATTCGCACCGATGGCAGCATCGACCAGTGCTTGACGCTTAAAGACACTGGACCACACGCGAAGCGGTGGAATACCGAGAGCGTCAGCATTGCGCTCATCGGTGACTTCACAAAGCACGAGCCAACAGAGTCGCAATGGTTGAGCTTGATTGAGCTCTGCATTGAGCTCGCGAGCTACGGGCTTACGATACACGGGCACACTGAGCTACCAGGCAGCTCGTCAGACCCCGCCAAGCAGTGCCCAGGGCATCTTTTAGACTTGGATGCGTTACGTGCTGAGGTTGCGTTTAGAGTCGAAGAGAGGCGCATTGTGGGGCTTCTTGATGCTGGTGTTAGGCTTTAGTCTTTTTTCTTGCGGTGCTTAGTCCAGAACAGGTCTTCAAGCTCCAAGCGTCGCAGATAGTCTTTCAAGTCAGCAACTCGATCAGCATCGCCAGCGTGTTTCTCAATCCATGCTTTGACTCGTCGCATCGACATCGCCAGTTCTTTTTTCTTCTCTCGATATTGAAAAGCCGCACGGGCTTTTAAGTCTTCTTTGCGCATTGTTCCCCCAAGTGCTCGGTGGGTCTGGTGACCCTATTGCCACCAGGCGCGATCCCACCGAGCCGATAGACCACCCATTTACAACGTAGCACTCATTAACCACGCTGGCCGGGGGAGTAGTCTACCGCGTTAATAATTCCCATGCTCTTGCTGCCACCGCTGGCACTTGTCCGTTTCCAAGACATTTAAGTCTGTCCATCCGATGGGCCATCCCATGAGCCACTCTATCCATTGAGGGTTTAGAGGACCACCCACCAGAGTGCTTAGGCTTGGCGTCCCCGCAGTCGCGAAGGTCGTGCCGTCTGACCGCTTGCCGTTGTTCGTCGTGCCGTATTGAGTCGCGGTTGGTGTCGGTAGCAACGAGCCACAATCGATCTCTTCGGTGAGGCGCTCCGACTTCCACGGCTGATAGACGACGCCATCGCGCATCATACCCGAGAGCGGCAAGGTCACCGAGGACTCTGGCAAGACCTCGTCGAACAAGGTTCGGTGAGTTCTCCACGAACACGCATCGAGGTCGAACCTCGCCGACGATTCGTGCCATCTCTGACCAGAGCCCAGATTTATCGCCGTCGATGCCTGCGCCTTTGCCTGCTGCGCTGATGTCTTGGCACGGGAATCCTCCAGAAATGACATCAACAGCGCCTCGCCATCTTGTTCCGTCAAACGTGCGCACGTCATCCCAGACCGGGAAAGGGTCAAGGGTTCCGTCGTTTTGTCGGGCAACCAAGACGCTGGCGGCGTAGGGGTCGCACTCGACAGCGCACACGGTGCGCCATCCAAGCAGCTTGCCTCCGAGTATTCCGCCACCAGCGCCCGCGAAAAGAGCCAGCTCACGCATCACCGCCGAATACCTGATGCTCGCTTGCGCGAGTCTCGCCACGACTTGAGATCGACCACGTTGCCCCATACGTGACGATACAGAGCACGCTGCTCACGCTTCTCAAGCACATACTCGAAGATCATGCCAGCGATAGCTACAACGAAAACAAAGCCGCAGAGCATCGCAATCAAAAGTAAGTCTAGTCCGTCCATTGTCCCCCCCTTGGTGGTGTTTCTTACAGTCTAATCGAGAATGGTGCCACCGTCTAAAAATCGGCGGTGTTCTTCACAGCCTCGTTTCTGCTTCTCACCATCGAGCTCTTGCTCAAAGAACATACACCGCCAGCGACCGTCACTGAGCGCTTCAGCATAGCGACACGAGCGGCAGCTCTTATCAGGCTGGTTATTGCCATGGCAGAGCCCGGCGTAGTCGCAGAAGCGACACAACCAGAAATCGAAGTCAGGCGAGACCTTGCGCGGTGCCTCAAGTGATTTGATGATGCGGTGTGCTTTGTCTTCGATCTCTCGAGCATAGAACTCATCGAGTGGCGTTCGCAGGCTGAGAAGCCGACGAGAGCCCGCACTTGCGACGGTCATGTAGTGCCAGTCGATCTTGAGCTTGTACATGTAAATCTGAGCTTGCGCGTAGTACGTGGGCATCCATTTGAGAAGCACCGAGCCCTCGTCATCGAGCAGAGCGTGACGCTCGCGCAATCGATGCAGCTCGTCAAAGCGCTTGTCACTGACTGCTTTGTGCTCCCATATATGCGGCGTGTTTGGTGCCTCTACAAGACCGCCCTCAATGATGCCGTCAACTGAGCCGCCAAAGTGTCCATCTTGGAAACGTGCCTGGCGTCCTGAGAGCGTGACGACTTGCTCAAGCTCTCGAGCAATGAGCTCTTCACTCTCGTGACCATCGCGGAACTTGCGCAGCACGTCAGCGGTAAAGTCAGGCTCCAGAGCCCACCGGAAAGAATACCAGGTCTTTCGCTCACACTCGCCACCGATGCTCGAGGCTCCGAGGTGAGGGCGGTGGCTGGTGTCCTGCTCGCGTTCCATTCTATCGTCTAGTATTTGCAGCGTGGTTCTCATTGTTCGTCCTCACAAAATTCCCATTCTGGCTCCACGCCGACAGCATCAGTTAAGCGCATGATCTCATCGAAACTTGCGATGATGAATTTTTGCTCAATGACACCTTCATCAGTTGCCGCAAAT